GCGCAAGCTGCCGCTGCGGGGCTCGTCCCTGTCCGCGTATCTGCGCGCCTTCCAGGGACTTCTGCTCATCGAGGGCGACCGGCGTCGGCTCCGCCTGGAGTTGGAGCGGAGGCAGCCGGGCGGGGATAAGAGCCACGCGCCGGGGGTCCCGAACCTCGATGACTACCGCGCTCGCCTTACCGGCTGAGCTGCCGGCACCGCTTGATCGCCTAGATACCCTCCCGCCCTTCCCGGTCGACGGGTCCGTACTCACGCTCGCTCCGCAGATTGTGCACTGGGCTGAGTCACTCCTGATCCAGCCCAACGGTCCGCGGGCAGGCAAGCCTTTCCAGTTCACCCCGAGGCAGCTTCGCTTCCTCATGTGGTGGTACGGAGTGGACGATGACGGCGCCTGGCTGTTCCAGCACGGGGCGCGGCGCCTGGCGAAGGGGTCGGGTAAGAGCCCGTTCGCGGGAGTCCTGGGGCTATGTGAGTTCTGTGGGCCGGTCCGGGTCCACGACATTGACCACAAGCGACGCATTGTCGTTGGCAAGCCCTTCACAATGCCGCTGGTGCAGATCGCCGCGACCGCCGAATCTCAGACCGGCAACACGATGCGGATGGTTCGCGCCTTCGCGCCGAAGGGCTCGCCGATCGTCGTTCAGTACAATCTGGACCCCGGAAAGGTCAAGTATTACCGGTTGCCGGAGGGCAAGCTGGAGGTCATCTCCAGCTCGCCGACCGCGGCCGAGGGTGCCGAGCCGTCGCTGATCATCGCTGACGAGACCGAGCACTGGCGGCCTGCCAACGGTGGCGTCGAGCTGAACAACACCCTGCTCGACAACCTCGCCAAGTCGGCATCGCGGATGCTGGAGACCAACAACGCCTGGATTCCTGGCCGGGACAGCGTGGCGGAGACGACGTTCGATGCCTGGGTCGCGCAGGAGGAGGGCTTGATGATCCCCGAGTCCGGGTTGATCCTGTACGACGCGATCATGAGCCGGCCGGACCTGGACTGGTACGACCCAGTGGCTGTGCGGACCGACCTGGAGCGGATCTACGCCGACTGTTGGTGGCAGAACCTCGGTGCGCTCATGGGCCGGATCTACAACAAGAAGGCCAAGCTGAGCGACTCCAAACGTAAGTACGGTAACCGGCCCGAGGTCGCTGAGGACGCCTGGATAGAGCCTGAGCAGTGGGTGGCACTACGGGCGCTGCGGAAGGTCGAGGACGGCGAGTCGATCGTCATGTTCTTCGACGGCTCGAAGTCGCGGGACGCCACCGCGTTGATCGGCTGCTGTATGAGCGACGGGCATGTGTTCCGGCTTGGTGTGTGGGAGCCGCCGAAGCAGGACCACACCGCGAACTCTAACCGCAAGCCGGGCCAAGTGCCTAAGTGGGTGGTCCCGGTAGCTGAGGTGGACGCCAAGGTGCGCTGGGCGCGTGACGTTTATGACGTGGTGGGCTTCTTCTCGGACGTGCGTGAGTGGGAGAGTTTCGCCAAGATCGAGTGGCCAAAGCTGTTTGGTGACGAGCTGCTAGCCGAGGCGGTACCGGGCGGGAAGGACCCGCAGAAGATCGCCTGGGACATGAGCGGGCACCTCTACGAGTTCACCCGGGCCTGCGAGCTGACCCACGCCGAGATCGAGGACAAGCTGTTTACGCAGGACGGCGACGCGGCGATCGCCCGGCACGCGGGTAACGCCAGGAACCGACCCAACAAGTACGGCACGTCGATCGGTAAGGCGGCCAAGGACTCGCCCGACAAGATCGACAGCATCGTGTGTGTGATCGGTGCCCGGATGGTGCGACGGCTGGTGCTGGCTTCTCCGAAGTGGAAGAAGCGCCGCAAGAAGACAAGGGCCAGTTTCTTTTCATGAGGAGGGAGGTGCGACGATGGCAGTGCTCAGCCCAGCGGCGGCTACCAGGAAACTTGACGAGTTGAATGGTATCCGGGCGGAGGAACGTGAGCGGTTGGACGACATCTACAGCTATATGTACGTAGACCGGTATCCTCGTGACCGCCGTCGTGCTCCCTCTTGGTTACTACCTACCGTGCCCGACGATGTGAAGAAGCTGGCCGGGTTCGCTCGGGTCGACATGCTGCCCTACATCGTTCGCGCTGCTTATCAGTCCCTGTGGATGGAAGGCTTTCGGGTACCGCGTAGTGATGAGGACGAGGGCGCCTGGTTGGCGTGGCAGCGAAACCAGTTCGACAAGCGGCAGATAGGCGTCCATAAGGCCACAATAGGCTACGGCAAAGCTTATGTGTCCGGGATGCCCAGTGATGCCAAGGATCGCGTGCCGGTCGTGCGTGGAGCCAGCCCGCGCCACACGACCACAGCCTGGGGCGATGACGACATGTGGCCGGAGTTCGCGTTGGAGTACCTTTCCGCGCGGCGCTGGCGACTGGTTGACAACGAGAACGTGTACTGGTTTGTCGGTGACAAGTCAGGCATCGAGAAGATGACCTACGACAGCACTTTCAAGCATGGTATGCGGTTCAACGGACAGCCGGTCTGCCCGGTGATTCTCTATCGTGAGACCGACGACTTGGACAAACCTGAGATCGGTCTGGTTGAGCCGCTCATGGATCTTCAGGACCAGATCAACTTCACCACGTTCTCGTTGATGGTGGCGCAGCACTTCGGTGCGTTCAAGCAGCGCGCCATCGCCGGTTGGCTGGCCGATACTGAAGACGAGAAATTGCGTACCAGCATCGAGCGACTGTGGACGTTTGATAATCACGAGGTTAGTTTTCACGAGTTCGCGGAGACCGACCTGAGCGGGTACCTAGAGTCCCGGGACGCCTCGTATCGCAACCTGGCTACCATCGCCCAGCAGTCGCCGTATGAGCTGCTGGGCACCCTGACCAACCTGTCCGCTGACGCACTGGCTCTGGCTGACGCGAGCCGGCAGCGTGCCGCGCGGGAGTTTCAGACCGCCATCGGCGAGTCGCACGAACAGTCGCTGGGGCTCGCCGGCGAGTACATGGGCAACCCGCCGGACCCGATGGCCGAGGCCCGCTGGGCGGACACCTCGGTCAGCACCTTGGCCCAGTTCGTGGACGCGTTGGGTAAGGCCGCCACCATGCTGGAGATCCCACCGCGGGCGCTGTGGGCGCGGTTCGCCGACAAGATCGGCGCGTCCCAGACCGAGGTGCAGCGTTGGGAGCAGATCTCCCGCGAGGACGGTACCCGCCGGTCCATCGAGCAGATGTTCGGCCAGCTCGACAGGCAGCGGACCGGTGCCGGCCAGTCCTGAGACCTTGGCGCTGGTCGAGACGTTCCGGGTCCGGACCGTAGTGCTGCGCGAGGAGTTCATCCGAGAGTTTGTCGCCCTGTGGCCCGGTGCTGTCGCTCTGGCCGAGCCCGCTGTTCGGCAGGTCTGGCTGGAGCTGTTGGTGGCCCTGGAGCAGCGTTGGCGCGGCGTGTTCGCCACGGTCGCGCTGGAGCACTACCGGGCGATGGCCGAGGCGGACATTGAGGCCGTGCCCACATCTGTGTTGGCCGGAACCGCTGTCGCACCCCCGCTGGTCGTCGGCGAGCTGGTCGGCGCGATGTCCGTGCTGGTCTTCGGTGTGCTCGATCGTCGCGGCCGGCGTGAGGCGCTGCTGGAGCGACCGGGGGACGGCGCCGCGTTAGATGGCCGGGCAGTCCGGCTCCGGCGCATCGAGGGGCGGCTGCTGACGCAGGCCGCGGAAGGTGCTGCGCGGCTGGCGGTCAACGGCGGCCGGGAGGCGGTCGAGCAGGTGGTCAGGCAGGACCGCCACGCGCTCGGCTGGATGCGGGTCACGGACGGCGACCCCTGCGCCTTCTGCGCGATGTTGGCCAGCCGCGGCGCGGTCTACAAGAGTGCCGAGTCCGCTGGGTTCGAGCTGGACCCGGTGCGCGGTGAGATCAACCGGTACCACGACAACTGCGGCTGCCAGGTGGTGCCGGTCTTCACCCGGACCCCGGTGCTTCCGGAAACCACGCAGCGCGCTGAGCAGCTCTGGCGGGACTCGCAGCGTGCGGCCCGTGCAGCTGGTGAGCTGGAGCGTGGCACCAGCAACGATGCCCTCAACGCGCTGCGCCGCCACATGGCCGGCGCGGGGGGCGAGTGATGGCGCAGCTGACGGCCAGCCGGCGCAAGGCGTTGCCGGACAGCGCGTTCGCCATCCCGGAACGCCGGGCCTACCCGATCCACGACCGAACTCACGCGCGTAACGCGCTGGCCCGGGTCGAACAGCACGGCACGTCCGAGGAGAAACGCCGGGTGCGGGCTGCTGTCAAGCGGCGGTACCCGGGTATCGGCTCGGACACATAGGCCTCCGTCCCGACATGGGACGGCTCACCCGACAGGGGAATAGAAATGACTGACCCGAATCCTGCCTTGCCGCCGGTTACCGACACGGAAACCACAAGGTTGCAAGCTGAGATCGATAAGTGGAAGGCCCTCTCGCGCAAGCATGAGGACCAGAGCAAGAAGCACGCTACCGAGCTATCACAGCTCAAGGCAGCTGGTGACGCCACCAAGTCCGACATGGACAAGGTGATGGCCAAGCTGGACGCGGCCGAGAAGCGCTCGCAAGAGGCTGAGCGTCGGGCGCTGCACGGCGAGGTGGTGGCCGCTACCGGTCTGTCGTTCGCGAAGGTCGCCCGGCTCCAAGGCGAGACGGTCGAGGAGTTGATTACTGACGCTGAAACGGTCTTCGACTGGAAGCCGAAGGCCGACGATGGGGCGCCAGCAGGCGAGGAAGGTAAGACGCCTGCGCCCGCATCCACACCGGTCGCCACTCGTCCGCCGAAGGAAAGGCTGACCGGTGCCCCGGGCGTCATGACCGAGCCCGAGGAGAAAGACCCAAGGAAGTTGGCGGCTCAGATACCCCGTATGTACGGCTGAGCCGCCGCCGAGGCGGCACCATGCCGCGCATCTGAAAGAGGGAAATATCTATGTCTGATTTCATCAAGGCTGAGCGGGTCGTTGCGACCGCGCTGGGTCTGTTGCTGCGCGAGGTGGTGCTGCCCAATCTCGTCTGGCGGGACGCGGGCGGCGACTTCCGTGGTGTCAAGGGCGACGCCATCACGATCCGGCTCCCGGCCTACGCACCGGCCCGGAAGCGGGCTCTGCGCTCAGGCGCGGCCCGGACGAAGGACTCTTTGCACGAACGGTCGGTGGTCGTCACACTGGATGACGACATCTACAAGGACGTTCCGATCTCCGATGAGGAGATGACTCTGGACATCCTGCGCTTCGGCGAGCAGGTCCTGAACCCGATCATCACCGGCATCGGCCTGGAGCTGGAGAACGGCCTGGCCACGCTGATCAGTGGTGCCACCTACCAGAGCACGATCAACTACTCCGCCGCCGGTGATCCGGACCTGCCGTACGACGTGCTCGTGGACGCGGGCGAGAAGCTGGACAACGCGCACGCGCCGGCCGGTGGTCGGGTCGTGGTGCTCGGTTCGGGAGTCAAGAGCGACTTCCTGAAGTCCCCGAAGTTGTCCGATGTGGATCGTTCGGGTACCAGTGCCGCACTGCGTGACGCTGAGGTCGGTGGGCTGGCCGGCTTCGATCGGATCTTCAAGTCCAATGCGATCCCGGCCAACGAGGCGTACGCCTACCACCGCACCGCCTACGTCATGAGCCAGCGGGCGCCGGTCGTCCCGAACGGTGCACCGTGGGGGGCTACCCAGTCCTTCCAGGGCATGGCGATCCGGACCGTCCAGATCATGGACCCGGACACCGTGGAGAACCGGTTCATCGCCGACTCCTGGGTGGGCTACAACACCGTGCTCGATCATGGGCACTTCGACGCCGACCCGGCGCTGGGTGGGAAGTTCGTGCCGGTCGAGGACCCCGACACCCCGATCACCGGTCAGCCGAACGCCTGGGAGAACGACCTGGAGCGGCTGGTCCGCGCGGTGAAGATCACGAGGTCCTGACATGGCGCTCTACGTCTACAAAGGCCGGGATGAGACGTTGTACTTCGCGGGGAACCCTTCGGTCGGTCTGCACCGTGGCGTGCCGGTTGAGCTCGCCGGCGCCATGGCGCTCACGGCCGAACGACACCCTGACGTGGAACGTGTCGACGGCGAGCCGGCGGACGACTCTCCGGAACCCAAGGCCGCCGAGGTGCGGGCCTGGGCGCGCGAGCACGGTATCGAGGTGTCGGCTCGTGGCTCGATCACGCCCGAGCTGATGGAGCGGTACAAGGCTGCCCAGCGTGGCTGAGGCTCTCCTGACCCTGGCCGAGCTGGAGACCCGGCTAGGGTACACGCTCCCTGGTGCGCTGGCCACGAAGGCGGAAGCCGAGCTGATCGACGCTTCCGCCATCGTGCGCCAGCACGCCGAGGGACTGTTGGACGCCGTGGAGCCGCCGGACGTGCCACCGCCCATCGTGACCGTGATGGTCTCGATGATGCGCCGCGTCACGATCAACCCCAACGCCTTCTCCGGCCAGGCCATCGATGGACATCAGTGGCAGGCTGGGCAGCCGACCGGACTGTTCGCCAACAAGCACGAGATCATGACAATCCGGAAGATCATGGGGTTGTCCGGCGCACGGGCGATCAAGCTGGAGGGCTACCTGCCCTTGCACGGGCGACACCTGAGCGAGGACGTAATCGCAGCGATCGAGGCGGAGTGATGAAGACGACCAGGTATCAGAACACCGTGTCCGGGCGGTACGTGGACGTGCCCACCGGTTCGGACCAGGAGCGGCGGTTGAACTCGCAGCTGTGGCAGAAGGTCACCCCGTGGGCCAAGGGCCAGGAGCCCGGTGCAAGTAACTCCTAACACGACGGTCACGATTTGGCAGGCCGCCTCGATCAACTCGTACTCGGGCGTCCGGGTCGATGATGCCGTGGTGGCTGCCGGCGTTGCCGCGCACCTGCTGGAGCGGCCGGCCACCCGGCCACGTACCGGCGCCCAGGGCCGCGCGGTCGAAAGTCCGAGCAGCGACACCCCGCGCATTCTGCGGGTCTTCTCGCTGCGCCTGCCCTTCGGCACGCCGATCAACCGTGACTCCAGGGTTGTCGACGACCGGACGGGTCGCGTGTTCGGGGTCGACTCGGCTCGGGCGCACAACAACACCATGCCTGATGCCGATGTGATCGTAGAGCTCACCGCCGTCGACACCCAGGACCCGTAACCAGTGACCAGGTTCGTGGAGAACCCGTTCTGGACCCAGCGTCTCGACGGCATCGTGGATGACCGGGTGGTCGAGTACGTCGCCGAGGAGATCCGCGAGGATGCCGGCCGGTTCGCGCCGGTCGGCGTTACCCGGCGGCTGAAGCACAGCTTCATCGTGGTCAAGCCGCGAGAGCTGGTGCGTTGGATCGGGTCCACATTGTTCTACTGGCGGTTCGCAGAGAAGGGCACCTCGGCGCATGGCATTACCGCGGGCAGCATCGGGCGCTCGGGCACGGTTAGCGGGACGAAGCCACGTGCCGGCAGTGCCCTGGCCTGGCCGCCAGCGTTCCGCCCGTTCCTACGGGTCCGCCACCCCGGCGGCACTGCCAAGCCACACCTGAAGCGCGCGTTGTTCAAGAAGCGCGCATTGCCGAGGTTCTAATGGCCAAACCTGTCAGTTCCGAGCTCGCGGTGTGGGCCTGGCTCCAGAGTATCCCCGGCATCACGCCGGCCATGGTTAGTACCCGGCTGCCACAGGACCAGACAACCTGGGCGACCACCGGGTTCGTGCGAGTCGGCCCGGAGTTCGGCGGCGCGCTGCACCGCGAGATCCCGGTGCGCTCGCCGGTCATGGAGCTGCACGTCTACGGAACCAATCCGGGAACCAACCAGCCCGGCTGGCAGACGGCCAGCGACCTGGCCGAGTTGATCATTCAGGCGTGCTACGCGAACCACAACCTGAACAACGCCCTGGACATGCCGGTGCCCGGCTACCGGCAGGCCCGGGTGTGCGGGGTCTGGCCGGACACCGACCCACGTCGCAACCATAACGACGTGGCTGACTATGGCCACTTTGAACTCGATGTTGAGTTCCGGTGGATCGAAATCCCCGAATAGGAGAGAGCTATGGCTGGACCGAGCACAACCATCACCACTACGGACATCCTGATCGGTCCCGGCCAGCTCTGGTGGGGCCTGTTCCCCCTGGAGCCGGCCGACGCGGATATCGGTACCCCACCGGGCGCCGGGTTCGCCGACGCCGGCGCGACTTCCGGTGGCCTGACTCAGACCGTGGCCCAGACCTTTTTCGAGGCCGAGGTGGACCAGGCGGTGGACGCGGTGGCGCGGCGGCTGATCAATCGTCGGATCACCCTGGCGACCAGCATGGCTGAGGCCACGCTGGAGAAGCTGGCGATCGCCCTGAACCACGACCCGGCAACCGCGGTGGAGACGATCGTGGGGCCGCCGGCAGCCAAGAAGCTGGAGCTGCTGGTCGGGCAGGATGCGATGCGGCTCACCGATCTGGTCATCGTCGTGGACGGCTTCGCTCCCAGCGATGGCGCCGCGAAGATGCGCCGGACCATCATCCGCAAGTGCAACAGCATCGAGTCGGTGGGCAAAGCATATCAAAAGGACGCGACCACGCTGATTCCGGTCACCTTCGGTGCGCTCTACGTGGATGCGACCACCAGCCCGGTCGCCTGGCTGGACGAGACGTGAGCAGGGGCCGCGGGCGGAGACCCCGCCCGGCTGCGGGGCGGCCAACCGAGTACGTACCGCCGCGGATCACCACCGCGCCGGCCGAGGGCGGGACGGCGCCGGAGGTCGAGCGTGTCCCGTTGTTCTACCTTGATGATCAGGAGTACCTGGTGCCGCGGGAGTTGCCGCCGGCGGTGGGGCTGCGCTACCTGCGTGATGTCCGCGACGGCCGGGGTCTGGACGCTGCGGTTGCCGAGTTGCTCACCGAGGCGATTGGCGAGGAGGGCTTCGACGCGCTCTGTGACCACGACGAGATCGGTCGCGAGCAGATGTCCATGATCGTCGATCGCGTACTCCAGATCGCGCTGGGCGGGGTCGGCGCCGATGACAAGGGAAAATCCTAGCGCGGACCGTCGAGCTCGTCTGGATCCTGGACCACCTAGACGATATCGAGTCCGACATGTCCGCCATCCACCGGGTTAGCGATCCGTATACCCTCCCCGCACACCGGTTCTTCGCGCAGGTTGAGCGGCTCGCGGCGTATCCGGGCGTGATGCAGGTCCGCGCGCAGCAGGAGGAGGCCGCGCAGGCCGCCCCAGGGACCGGCCCGACTGCCCCGCCGGGCACCCCGCACACCTCGGCGGGGCAGTCGGTGCCGCTGGAGCAGGCGATGGTCCACGCGGGCTTCCAGGGCGATGGCAGGAGCTTTCCACCGGTGTTCGAGCAGATCAAGAGGGGGCGATGATGGCGTATCTGGCGCAAAGGATTCAGGTCTGCCGGGACGGGTCTACGGGCGTCAGGATCTGGATCGACGGGCAGGAGCTGCCGTGGGGGACCACTGGTGGTGTGGATATCCATGTCGAGGGTCGCGGGCAGATGCCCGGCGTGACGATCACGCTCGCAGCCGAGTGTGTGGAGGTCGTCGACTCACTTCTGGGTCTCCCGGACTCCGAGTTCGAAGCTGCGCCCGCGCCTGAGGTCGTGGAGACTGAGGCCCTCGTCAGTGGCTAATGGGTTTAAGATCGCCGATGGATACGTAGAGATCCACGGCGAGGTCGACCGTAACCAGATCCGCGCTGCCGCCCGTCGTGCCGGCGCGGACTCCGGCGACCACTTCTCTCGGGCCATGGGCGACCGGATGGGTCGGGACCTGTGGACCCACTTCCAGAAAGTGTCCCATCCCGGCCAGGTCCGGGTCCGTTCCCGGCTCGTGCGGGAGATGGGGGACTTCGTAGGCGAGAACGCCGGGCGCCGAGCCGCTATCGGCTTTTGGGCGGCCTTCGGGCGGGATGGCTTCAAGCCTAACCGCGCGGTCTTGAACGCCCTACGCACGGGCATTCCGGGGTTCCTGGCCTCGCCGGTGGGCCTGGCCGGCGCCGCCCTGGGCGTTATCTTCCTGGGCGCTTTCGCCTCAGCCATCCTCGGCGGCGCCGGGCTCGCGCTGGTCGGCGGGGCCATCATCGGCCTGGGCGCGCTCGGGGCTGCCGCGGCTCAGCAGACGAAAGACGCCTGGATAAACACCGGCCAGGTCATCAAGAAATCCTTTCAGGATAGTGCGCTCGGGTTAGTCGCACCGGTCACCCGGGCTGCCGATCAGGTAAGCAGTGCCTTTGCCAAGCGGATCGCCCCGCAGCTCCAGGAGATGTTCACCTCGATCGCGCCGGCGATCGGCCCGTTGACCGACTCGCTGTTGGATGCCGCCGGCCGGTTTGCCGAGGCGATCGCGCCAAACATCGAGAACCTGGTGCCGACCTTGATCGAGATCGGGGAGCAGCTTCCCGGGCTGGCCGAGGACACGGCCCGGTTCGTGAACATCCTGATCGACAACGGCCCCGAGATAGCGGAGGCGTTCGGTGGAGCGCTGGACGTGATCGGAGACCTAGTGGTCTTCCTGGGTCATGCAATCGCGGTCGGCAGCAAGATCTTCAACTTCTTCTCGGGCATCAAGTCGTTCATGACCGACAGCGATGTTGCCCGGTTCTTCACCGGCGGCCCGCTGCTCAGCCTGCTTAGCAAACCCTTCGGGGGGCCTGACTTGATCGATATCTTCACAGCCAAAGGCTCCAAGCTGGAGGGTGTCGAGAATGTCTTCAAGAAGGTCAAGGACAGCGCGGACGGCATTGTGCCCTCGATGATGAACGTGTCCGACGCAACCGGGATCGCCGGTATGCAGATGGGCAAGGCTGCCGAGGCCGCAGGCGGGCTGTCCGCCGCGTTGGAGCTGCTCAACGGCGGGACCCTCTCTGCCCGGGACGCCGAGCGGGCCTTCCAAGCTGCCATCGACGACGCCGACGCCAGCCTGGAGAAGCACGGCAAGACCCTCGACGTCAACACTGAGGCCGGCCGCGACAACCAGGCCGCGCTCGACGCCATCGCCAAGTCCGCTATGGACGCAGCCGATGCTGAGTTCGCGCTCACCGGCAGCACCGACGCGGCCACGGCTAAGCTGATGGAGGGCCGGGAGGCGCTGATCGCTGCCGGCATCGCCATGGGCATGAGCCGCAAGGAAGCCGAGGCGCTGGCCGACCAGATCCTCAAGATTCCGACCGAGTGGGGCACCCAGTACAAGAACAATTTGGCCGCGCAGGCCGGGCCGATCGCTGCCTACATTCGACAGATTGAGGGCATCCCGAAGTCGAAGACCGTCACGATTACTACCCGGTTCGTCAACCAGTTCCTTGTGGACCAGTTCGGGGTTAATGCGCCCACGGCCAACCGGTACGGCGGGCTCTACATGGCCGCCGACGGCCTCCTGTCCACGTCCCGGATGTTCCCGGCCAGCAACCGTACGCTGTTCGGGTTCCGCGAGCCCGACACCGGCGGCGAGGCGTTCATCGCCCGCAACGCGCCGCGCGAGCGCTCGCTGGACATCGCCGCGCAGGCCGCCGCCTGGCACAACGCAGCGGTGGTGCCGCTGGAGCGGATGGCGCAGCTGGCCGCGGGCAGTGCCGGCGACGGTGGGCGTGATGGCCGCACCGTGGTTGTCAACGTCCAAATTGGAGACGAGGTGGTCAGGGTGGTCGAGATCAAGCTGGACGAGCATGACCAGGAGATCGTCCGGCAGTACGGCGCGGGTGTAGGCGCGGCGTGACTATCGACCTGACACACTTCGCCGACCTGGAGCGGGTGCAGATCGCACTGACCGGCCTACCCAACGGTTTGGTCAAGGTCGAGCGTTCGTTGAACCAGATCAGGTGGTTCCCGGTCCGGGGTGGTGTAGCCCTACCCGTCTCTGGTGGTCAGGCGACATTGGACGATTATGAATTCCCCTGGGACGTTGAGAGCTTCTATCGGGTAACGCAGATCAGCACGGAGGATCTTGTGGACGTTTTCAGTTCGTCCGGCACGTGGACCAAGCCGCCCGGGCTGGTCGCGGCGAAGGTGACCGTCACGGGTGGTGGCGCGGGCGGGCAAGGGCTCGGAGCTTCTGCCGACGCGGCCGGCGGCGGCGGTGGTGCGGGGGCTACCGCAATAGCGTGGATTCCGGCCGCTGACCTGGGTGCCACCGAGACGGTGACCGTCGGTGCTGCCGGAGCCGGTGGGGTCGGTGCACCGGACGGCACAGACGGTGGTACCTCGACGCTCACCCGCACCACGGGCACTGACGTGAGCGCCAACGGTGGTGCTGCTACCGCCATCGAGGGTTCCGGCGGCGGTGGTAGCGGCATCACCGGCGGGGCGGACTTGGCCCTGGCTGGAGGCGCGGGCCAGTCTGGTTCAACGGGTGGTTCTATATCAACTGCGGGTAACGGCGGCGCCAGCTACTGGGGTGGTGGTGGGCTGGGCGCCCGTGGCCGCACCGGGACCGGTCAGGCACCGGGGAGCGTCGGTGGCGCGTGGGGAGCGGGGGGTGGTGGCGCGAGTGTCGCAGCCGGCGGGTCGGCCAGTGATGGTGGCGCCGGCCGGGGCGGCGTAGTCGTCGTCGAACACATCTTCGCAGGCTGATCATGCCTGAGACCGCCAGCATCACGCCGCTATCGACCGGCAAGGTCTGGCTGAAGTCGATCAGGTGGCCATTCCTGAACCGGCCGATCGATGTGCGCACGTGGGACGCGCCGCAGCGCTCCGGGCGTTCGGCACTGATGCCGGTCGACGGGCGGTCCGCCCCGGTCGGTGCCGCCGCGGTGCTGGGCAGCCGCGAGTTCACCCTGAGCATCGTCACCGGGGACATCTTCGACGATGAGGTCGACCCGATGGAGCAGGCCCGGGACTTCGATCTTATCTTCGCCAGCGGCGATTGGTTCTTCATCCACGTCCCGCCTAGCCGCGGAGTGCCGGGCGGGTACGTCCTGATCGAGAACGTGTCCGAGGACCGCTGGCCCCGCAAGGGCGAGACGGGAACCCGGGTCTTCGAGGTGACCTTCAAGGTGGTCGTGCCGCCCGGTCCCGACGTGGTAGGCACCACGATGACGTGGGCCACAGTGGAGCGGCTGTACGACTCGTGGGACGCACTGTTGGCCAGCAACCCGACATGGATCGACCTGCTCGCGCTGGTTGGTTCTCCTGAAGACGTGGTGGTGCTCTGATGCCGTTGGCAAACCCGTACGGGTTCTGGTTCGAGGAACGCGGCGAGCCCCCCGGCCACACATTGCGGGCGGATCTCGGCCCTTCGGGCAGTACCGTGCTCGCCCAGCAGGTCGCCGACGAGATCGCCCGGGTCGAGGGCAGCGTCATCGGTGGCATCGACACCCGCGTGAGCGCGCTGGAGGCGCTTGGTCTCGACGGCAATGAGGTGCGCCGGCTGGGCACCATCAACTTCGGCGCCGGCACCAACTCCACCGAGTTCTCGGGTATCGATCAGACCTTCCGGGACCTGATGATCCTGTGGCGGGGCGCGTCGGACGGGTCCGGTGAGATCGACAGCTTGGCGCTGCGGTTCAATGCGGACGGTGGCGATAACTACCACAGCAGGTTGACGCGCAACCTGGCCGCTGGTGGATTCATGGACACCGACGGTGCTGGGTCCAACTACACGTTCTCGATCCTGCGCGCTGGCTACGTCGGCACCCTGAGTAGCGCGGGTGTCATCTTCATTCCCAGCTACCGGCAGAGCAGTGTGCAGCGGTACGCCTTCGGCACGAACGCCGCAGTGGGACAGTCGGGCTTGACCAACATCTTCGCGGTGACCGCTGGCGGCCGGTGGACCGGTACCGCTCCGGTCACGTCTATCCGGATTTGGCCCTCCGGCCAGCTCTGGTCCGGCACTCCGCATATCACACTCATCGGGATCAGGTGACAAAACCGTGGCCGACCGAACTAAAGTCCAATGTGTATGTGGGGCGTCCGGCGACCAGGGCGAGCTCGTAGAGCACTGCGTCTCCCGCCTGAGCGACCCGGACGACAACCGGACGCACGGCTGGCCAGATGAGTCCGAGCAGGTGACCCGGGCGCGGGCGGTGCTGTCCCGGCGCCTGGAGACCCGTCAGCAGGTCGCTGACCAGCTCGGGGTGAGCGTAGCGGAGCTGCGAGAGGCGCTTCGCTGATGGCCGTAGTCACCATGGTCGTCGGCGGTGCTACGCCTGACGGGGCGCGCTTCGCGGCCGAGGTGGACGGCGGAGGTCCGGTGCGGGTCGCGGTGTCGACCTCGCCGGACATGGTCAGCCCCGTGTTCACGTCGTCGCAAGCGCTGGACGCGGGCGGCGCGGCCAAGGTCTCGATCGCCGGCCTGTCCCCCTCCACCCGGTACTGGTGGCAGGTGGAGGACAACGGGGTCATCGACACGGCCCGTACTGGGCAATTCCTGACCCACCCGCTGATCGGTGCGCCCGCTACGTTCACCATCGGCTTCTCCGCCTGCGCCGGCGGTGAGGCTTCCGCCCCGGGTGTGCTCGGTGATGAGCTGAACCCGCTGAAGGTCAGCAACCACGAGGTCTTCGAGGCGATCCGGGCTAAGGCTCTGGCTGAGGGCTGGTTGATGTGGTGGATGGCCGGAGACCACGGTTACCCCGACTGGGGTGCGGTCACGACTGACACCATGACCAACCGCCGCAAGTACCATGTTGACAACCTCCGTCAGCCCAACCAGGTCGGCTTGTTCTCTCAGGTTTCGTCCGAGTACACATGGGACGATCACGACTTTGCCGACAACAACAGTGACGGGACGTATGTCAACAAAGCCAATGCGCTACAGCTGTTCAATGAGCGCTGGCCGACCTACCTGCTACCGGGCGCTGACGGAATCTACCGGCCTGTCCAAATAGGCCGCACGTTGGTCTACTTCATGGATACCCGGTACAACCGGTCCCCCAACGCTGACCCGGACGGACCGAGCAAGACCATGCTCGGCTCGAACCAGCTGGCGCACCTCGACGCCACGCTGGCTGCCACAACCGCCAAGCACCTCATCTTGCTGATGCCCAGCCAGTGGTTGAGCACCACCACAGACGGCTGGTCCGGGTTTGAGACCGAGCGGGCCGCGGTCAGGGCGATCCTCGATGGTCGCGGCTTTGGCGGCACCCGCACGACGATCGGGTACGGAGATCACCACGGTTCCGGCATCAACTCCGGGGCCACCTCCCCGGGTGGGCACCCGGTCATCGAGGCCGCGTCCCTGGACTCAGACCCCGGCGCGCCTCTGGTTGGCGTCTTCGACGTGCTAGCAGACACACCCGGCCGCGGGCTGTACGGCACCATCACCGTTACCGACCTGGGTTCGTCGATCACGGTGCGTTTGGCGGTCTGGAGCATGACCGCGCTGCTGGGTCAGCACCAGTTCGTCATCGCCGTCCCGGCCCCGGTCGCGGTCGCATCCGGCGCCCTGCTGCGCACCCTGGAGGGCTCGCACACCCCGGTCATCGAGGCCCGGCTGGTGTCCGGCCGCCCAACCGGTTCGGACCCGGAGGGCGTGCCGGTGCAGGTGAGCGACGGCGACGTGACCTACGACGGGACCTCAGAGCTCTGGAGCACGCTCCGGCTGGAGACCCCGGGCATCGACATGGCCACCGTCCGCTCTACGTTCCCGCGGCTGCCCACTGACCCGTTGGCGCCCTACGGCGGCGTCGAGCTGTTCATCCGGTACGGCGTCGACCTGGGCGCCGGCGGCGTGCTCTGGACGCCGCTGGGCTACTACCGCATCCAGACCCCCGGCCAGGCGCGGGCGCCCTTCGGCACGATGCGGATCGACGGGCGCAACCGGATGGCGGCCATCGTCGAGGCCCGCCTGTTGTCTCCCCGCGCGTTCGGCGAGAACGCCACGCTCGGGAGCGTCGTGCAGGCGCTGATCCAGGGGGTGCTTCCTGGCTCGATCGTGGTCTGGGACGACAACAGCGACTCTGATCAGCTCGGCCGGCTGCTGGTCGTGGAAGACAGCCGGTACCAGGCGGTCAAGGACATCGCGGACAGCCGGGGCAAGATCTTCTATTGTGACGACGAGGGTGTGTTCCGGCTGGAGAGCCCACCGGACGAGGGCGTGCTGGTGTGGGAGCCCCGGGTGGCCGCCTCGCGGGAGATCACCCGGACCGGGGTGCACAACGCGGTCAAGGTGATCGGGCAGGGTTCAGATGATCAGCCCCTGGTCAGCGCGGTCGCGATCGACAACAACCCGGCCAGCCCCACCTACTTCTTCGGCACCTTCGGGCAGGTCCCGCTGGTGCACGAGACCGCGACCATCAACAACACGGTTCACGCGCAGGAGGCCGCGGTTGGGATGCTCCGCCGAGGACTCGGCGCGCAGCACCAGATCACGTTCGCCTCCGCAGTCAACCCGACACTGCGTCCATGGCAGACGGTGCGAGGCACGTACGAGGACGGGAACCGGGAGAAGGTCGTTATGCAGCAGGTGGTGATTCCGCTCGGGCGCCGCGCGATGAGCGGCACCAGTCGGGCGCAGGCGCTGGTCGTGGTAGGGAGTCTCGGGTGAACAAGCAGCGGATCAGTGAGCTTGTGACCGCGCAGCACCGACAGCCGCTACCGCCCGGTCTACACCCGGTCTCCGCGACCATTGTGGAGTGGAACCCGGACACGGCCGAGAACGTGATCCTGTACGACGGCGAGCTGATCCCGAACGTGCCCTCCTACACCAGCCCGGACCAGCTGTCCTGGCAACCCGGCGATGAGGTACACCTGCTGATCAACTACCCGCAGAGCGGGCGCCGGCGCGGGGGCTTCGGCTCTCCGGTGATCTGGGGGCGGATCGCCCGTCCCGGTACCGAGGCCGCAACGAACGCAATCGCGTTCATGCAATCTACATTGGTCTCTGCGCTCATCGACGACCTGGTGGCGGCTCTGCTTGTCTCACCTGCTGGCGTGGAGCTGGCCCAATTCGTCAACGCGCAGCTGATCAAGACCGCAGTCGACCTTGGGCAGACAACCACGTCGTCAACGACGTTCGGCGATGGCTCAGCCGCTGGCCCGGCGGTGACCGACGTGCAGGTCACCAGCACTGGCCGCTGCCTGGTGCTGTGGGGGGCCGCTATCGACGCCGGCCCGCGGACCGATGGCGGGCAGATCGGCGGGAACATGTCGGTCGCCATCTCCGGGGCGAGCACCGTGGCCGCCAGCATCAACCACGCCCATCAGCTCAGCCAGAGTGTCACGGTCACCGGAGCTTCGTGGTCACACCGGATAGGCGGCAGGTCTCTGGTCGGGAGCCTGTTCGAGGGCTTGAATCCTGGCGCGCACACCATCACCGGCAAGTATGCCAGCGGCGTCTCTGGCGAGACGGTGGCCTTCGCGAACCGGCTGATCATAGCGATCGCCTACTAAGAGGAGCGACATGCCGACCTACACTGAACTCCAGGCGGAGACCTGGTGGAACCGGGAGATCGTGACCGACCCGCTGAAGGCGTTGGGCAAGCGGCTGTGTGACGCCTACGGCCGGCCGGCTACGGCCTTCGGTACCAAGGGCGACAACGTACACCTGTACGGCAGCCACAGATCTCAGGAATGGCTGAAGAACAGCAAGTGGTGCACCAACCGTACCTACACTGTTCAATCAGGACTGACTACGGAGCAGGCCCGGTACATCGGCGGCTTCGACTTCAACCCTGGGTCTACAAAGGCCATGATCGAGATCTGTTCCCGGCTGGACAAGGCGGTCCGCGCCGGTCGGCTGGAGGTCGTGCGGGAGTGGTACGGCAACCTGGACGGGGATACCCGCGTCGACGGGTACAACAATATCGCCAACAGGGTGGCCACATCGGACTCAAGCCACCTGTGGCATCTGCACGGAGGTCTGGACCGTACGGAGGTCAACAACGCTGCCGTCATGAAGCGCGTCGGCGACGTACTACTCAATGAGGAGGATGACATGGAGCTGGCCGATCGTGTCAAGCTGGCAACGTGGATTCAGGACAACCATCCCGACCTGGGTGAGGACATCAGCGTGGAGGTAGCGCTGGGGTCGACTTACGGCCACATCCGCAGCACCAAGGGTGAGGTCTACCGTCAGGCTCCGGTGCTGAACACCATCCTGGCGGCGGTCACCGGGCAGGATGTGGCAGCTGCCATCCGAGCCGAGCTGGACAGAGCGGCGGCCCGGGAGCGGACCGAGCGGGCAGCCGAGCGGACGGCGCTGCTGGCCACCCTGACCGAGGTCTTCCCCGGCCTGGTTGCCGAGCACCTGGCCGACGTGCCGGCTGAGCAGGTGCGCACCGCGGTAATGGAGGGGCTGGCCACGCTGCGGCTGGTCGCCGTGCAGGACTGAGGCGTGAGCAGATCGCTGCGGGACACCACGATCGTCGCGGTAGCGCTGGGCCTGTCAGTTTTCGAGGTCGTCTCCGGCGGGGCACGGCCGGCTGTTCTGTCGTTCCTGGGCGCGATCCTGTTGTCCCCAATAGTGATGGCCGTAGACGCTAGGCGGCGGGAAAGGACGGAGGGCAATGGTGCCACCTGAGGTGCGCAAAGTGGTCAGTCGCTACCCGTTGACCGTGGGGTATGTGTCCGCGTTGATGCTCACCGCGGCGTTGCTGTGGATTCTGGGCGGGCTGTGATGATCCACCGGGCGATCCGCTGGTTGAGTGACCGGCCGTTCGCCGCCGCGACGGGGGTCATGCTGGCGTTCGCCACGATCGGGTTCGTGCGGGTGGAGAGCGTCGCCGATCAGCAGGAGACGCTGATCCAATGCGTGCAAGCGTGGGGTGATGCCAGCGTGGCACGCACCGCCCTGCTGGGCGGGCTGGCCGAGGTGCGTGCGGACGCCCTGGATGAGTTGGTCCGCGCGGTGGCCGATCGGGACGAGAAGCAGTTCGCCGCGGCGTTGGCCGCCTACCTAGCCGCTTCCGACGAGTACCGCACGGCGCTGGCGGAGCATCCGGTGCCGGAGCCGCCGAGCCTACGATGCGACTGAGGGGACCAAGATCATGGCACGTGTACGGAAGCTGGTAGCGGCGATCCTGGGCGGGTTGACCGCCACCGCAGTGGTCGGCGTCGCCCACCTGGCCGGGGTGGAGCTGGCGCCGGAGGTGGCCGGGTTGGCGGTGCTGGTCGCCTCGGCGCTCGCCACGTACGTGGCGCCGGCCAACGAGACCGAGCCGGCGGACCAGCCGTGAGCGCGGCCGTGCCGCGTCAGCGATGGGGGTGCCCGAACAACCCACCGTGTGTGCGCTACTTCCATGACGTCTGGGACTTCGATGATCCGGTCCCGACGTGCTGCGAGGAAGGCTACAGATACGGGAAGACCGATGAGCGGCTACGCCACGAGCTGCTGTACGCGACGCCCGAGGCGGCCCGTCCGTGAGCGGCCGCGACCCGGGCTGGCTGCGGGTCTACTGGCCGGTCCTGCTGTTGGCTGGGGTGCCTATTCTCTTCGGGGTCCCCCAGGGACTAGCGCTGGTCTGGCCGGGCGTGGGCGGCACGGCCAGCGAGTGGACCCGGGACGTGCTCGGGGTTACCGACGGGCCTACGGCCCGCTTCTGGGTGTTCCTGGCGCTCTGGTCGGCGCTGGCCGTCTGGTTTCCGATCCACGTGCTCAAGGGATGGTGGTACGAGCGTCCGAGACGCCGCAACGAATGACGCGGTTCCGGGGCGGGTGGGCCCGGCCCGCCCAGCCTACGATGTGATTAGGAAGAAGGAGAAGAGAGATGGCGAACAGCACTGCCGCGCTCGACGCGGGTTACTCAGGGGTGGCCGGCACGGTCACCCAGTTGTCTATGCACACCGGTGCCGGGCCGGGTACCACCGGCGCGAATGAGGTCACCGGCGGCACCTACGCCAAGGTCGCCAAGACGTACAGCGCACCCACCGCGGGGGCGGGGGACATCGCGTCGGCCGCCGCGTTCGACGTCCCCGCTGGGGTCACGGTCACCGGCTGGGGGGCGTGGAACGCCGGCACCTACCTGTTCGGCGAAATGCTGGCCGCGTCGCAGAACTTCGCGACCGCGGGTGTGTACACGTTGAACAGTGCTCCCTACTCAGCCAGCTAGACCGGAATTTCCAACTATCTATTAAGGAGAATGACATGGCTGCTGGATACATGGCACTGACGGACAAGGCCATGATCAACACGAAGCTCGGCGGGATCTCAGTGCGATTGCGGGATCTCATGGACGAAATCGGCCAGTACGACACATTCTTCCAGGGCCAGGGAGTGGCCGGGCTGGTCGCCAACTTCCAGTTCGATGCTGATGGTGTCGACGCCAACCTGGTCGGGACGGTCAGCAACAAGTACGCGCAGCTGCGGCGGATCTACTTGGGCGCCGAGGCGCTGGCTGTCGCTGTGAACTTCCGCGAGTTCGCTCCGCAAGTCGAAGCCCTCCGGTAGGGCCTGGGTCCAATGTCGATCGTCGTCCGCCGGCTCGGCAACGCCGATGACGTAGCGTTCTCCACCGGACTCGGCGGTGTCGACGCGACGACGTACGGCACGATCGCCGTCCTGTTTAGGCCGTCCGCAGACACGGTGTTCCGCTGGATCGTGAAACTGTACGACGCGACCGGTGGGGACCTCGGCGGCGTCGGCTTGCTCAGCAACGGCACCACCTTTTGGAAGGGCGCCTCGATCTGGGCCACCGAGGGACCGTCTGTCACCTTCGACGACTGGCACCTGCTGGTCGCGCGCAAGAATACGGGGGATGTGCGCCCCCGGTTCAGCCTGAAAAACATCGCAACAGGCATATGGGTCCACGCCGATGCCGTTGACACCCAACTGGACTGGGTGGCTCCCACGGGTGGCAGCGTCCGAACCAAGGATGCGACCTCCGGTGAGGGCCCGGGTGCCGACTACGCCGCGGCGGCGATCTGGGCGAACGAGCTGCCTTGGGCGGCCGACACGTTCGGCGACGCGGCGATCGAGGCAGCCGGCCTCGACGAGCATCTGGACAACTGGCGGGACGCCGACCCGGCATCCGGGTGGGAGTTCTCCCAGCCTGACGCGGCCACTATGGTTGAGGACTTCACCCTCAACCGGGCTGATGAGACCAGCGTCGGTGTGGGTACTCCGACCACCGTCACCGACCTCGACTTCGTCTATGCGACCGCCGGCATTCTGGCCCTGTCGCGCAACTTCCTGCGGGACACCCAGAACGAGCCGGGTGCTACCGGGATCATCCGGGACCTGTCCGAAACCCAAGGCACCCCGACCACAATCGGGTCGGGCCTCATCAGCTCTGGCAGCTTCACGAAGGTGCTGGAGTTTTGGCGGGTCGTTGACGCGACGG